ATGGCTATTTCTCGCGCACAACTAGCGAAAGAGCTTGAACCCGGCCTTAATGCCTTGTTCGGCTTGGAATACGACCGTTATGAGAACGAGCATTCTGAAATCTTTGAAGAGGAGTCTTCGGACCGCGCTTTTGAAGAAGAAGTAATGCTAGGTGGTTTCTCAACTGCACCTGTTAAAAACGAAGGCGGTAACGTCAGTTTTGACGATGCACAAGAGACTTATACTGCACGTTACTCTCACGAGACTATCGCACTTGCTTTCTCAATTACTGAAGAAGCAATTGAAGATAATCTGTATGATCGACTAGCATCACGCTATACCAAAGCTCTGGCACGTTCCATGGCTCAAACCAAGCAAATCAAAGCGGCTTCTATCTTGAACAATGCGTTCTCGACAGGTGCTAGTGCGATTGGCGACGGTGCGGCTCTGTGTTCTGCTTCTCACCCATCTCTGTCAGGTAACCAGACTAACCTTCTGGCTACTGCGGCTGACCTCAACGAGACTTCTCTTGAGCAAATGCTGATTGACATTGCTGGTCTGACGGATGAGCGTGGTCTGAAGATCGCTGTACGTGGCATGAAGCTGATTATTCCGAAAGAACTGCAATTTATTGCAGAGCGAGTAATCAACTCTAACCTCCGCAGTGGAACCGCAGACAACGATAACAATGCAATGAAGAATATGGGAATGTTGCCGGAAGGCGCAGTGGTTAACCACTTCCTGACTGATTCAGATGCATACTTTATCAAGACTGATGCTCCAAACGGCTTCAAATACTTCAACCGTTCGCCTATTAAGACGGCAATGGAAGGAGACTTTGACACCGGCAATATGCGCTTTAAAGCCCGTGAAAGATACAGCTTCGGCGTATCTGATTGGCGCTCTGTGTTCGGTACTCCCGGCGCGGCGTAAGCCTATGTTGTTAAAGAAGGGGTGGCACTTGCCGCCCCTTTTTTTTGAATTGACAGATAGCTCCGTACAATGCTATGTTCTCTTATATCGGGAAACAATCCGGTGAATCTGACAGACCCGACTGACGACATGTAGACAGATTTGCTTTAACTCACATGTGAGAATTCTATTATGGCTTTAACCACTTTTTCTGGCCCCGTAAAATCTAACAACGGTTTTATTAACCAAGGTGCAGTAACTCTTTCTGCGGACACTACTATCACGGTAAACGACCACGCGGGTCGCGTACTAAATACCGCTGATGCAGACGGTAAATTCACCCTACCTACTATTACTTCTGACAATATCGGTTCTACTTTTACCTTTATGGTAAGCACCGCGGCGACTGATATGGACATTTTGACGGACGGTACGGATAAGTTCGTTGGTGGCCTTTATACAGGCGTAACCAATGCCACTGGAAAGACTTTTATATCGGGTGCTTCTAACGACGTTATTACTATGAACGGCAGTACTAAAGGCGGTTTGGCCGGGTCTGTTGTTACAGCTACTGCGGCGGCAACGGCTAAATATGTTGTTTCTGGAATCATCTTAGGTTCTGGCACTCTTGTTACTCCATTTGCTGACGCTTAATAAAGAAGGAGTTCCTCATGGCTGGTTCTGATGTAAGGTCGATACGCTTGACTGCCACCGGCTCTGCCGGTGTTGGGCCAGCGCGTATTCGTCAAGTTCAAATTAAGACAACAACTGGAACGCCCCGCATCACTTTTACTGACGGTAACGGGGGTTCAACTGTGTTGGACATGAACCTAGATGCTTCAGACACACACTCTGTTAATATACCGGATGAAGGTATAAGAGTTACTGATGTATACATATCTTTGTTCACAGCTTGTACGTCTGCCACTGTTTTCTATAGCTAAAGCTTTAGTGGAAAGGATGTTTTATGGCTACGACAAAAGACGTAACTAGAACCCCCTCCGGAAAGATAAAGTACCGGGGTGAAACTTTTTCGGGCTTTAATAAGCCAAAAAAAACCCCCGGGAAATCTAAAAAAAGCGCCGTTTTAGCTAAAAAAGGCTCTGAAATCAAACTAGTTCGGTTTGGTGATCCCAACATGTCTATTAAAAAAGACCAGCCCGCTCGAAGAAGTAACTTTCGAGCGCGGCATAAGTGCGACACCGCGAAAGACAAGTTTTCAGCGCGTTACTGGAGTTGTAAAGCATGGTAAGCGCAGTTAACTTAGGCGCAGGATCGCCCAAATCAAACAAATGTGCCGTTATCCGCATGAAAAAAGGCGGATCGGTAAAAAAGAAGTCTGGGGGAAAGATTTGCCCAGAGGGTAAAGCTTGGGCAAAGCGTACTTTTGACACGTATCCCTCGGCCTACGCTAATTTAGCGGCTTCTAAATACTGCAAAGACCCTAATTACGCCAAGAAGTCTAAGGGCGGGAAAAGGAAAGGACGTTAATGGGTGATTTAAAGAAGTGGGTTGACCAAGACTGGGTTAGAATAGGGTCTGATGGTAACATTAAAGGGTCTTGCGGGACTTCTAAAGACACTAAAAACCCGGACAGATGCTTGCCCCGTAGTAAAGCTCAGTCTTTGTCAAAATCAGAGCGAGCGGCAACTGCGCGGAAAAAGAAGGCTTCTAAGAAAAAAGTTGTGAAAAACACTAAAGCGGCAGAAGTGCAGAAAATGAGTAAAGGCGGCGTGATTGCAAGAGGTTGTGGTGCTGTTATGTCTAATCGTAGAAAAAGAACCCAAGGTTCTGTTGTAAAACTTTAACGAGGCGTAGCTATGCGTGGATCGACTAAGTACATGAAGAGTGGTGGTGCTGTTAAGAATAAAACAGCTAAGTACATGAAAAGCGGCGGTGCTGTTAAATCTAAGGCTAAAAAGAAGGATACTGGTATGACTGTTGCACAAGCAAGGTCGTTCCTGAAAGGCAAAGGTTATAAAGTTGTAAAGAGTTAATGTCTTACCTAATTAGCAATATCCCGCATTTTAAGTGCTGGGTTAGGCGAGAATACACTTGTAACCATTTACGCTATCACGGAGAGTACTTACATGCATTAGCTATTGCTGTAAATACTATTCCGGATCGGTCGCTAAGTTTTCAAGTTGTTTTTACAGGGTGTGAAAACGATGATGAGGACATAGATGACGTTCATGGTGGTGCAATGTGGGCTAGAATGCCCATACAGGCACTTGTTGCAGACATTGTAATGCCTGAATGGCCGGAAGAAATGGCCGACCATTTAGCGCAACCGTGGGATTGCGAGTCCCGGGATCATTCTGTGATTACTATGGACCGTGTTAGTAGCAGTCCTTGGATGGCTAAGATAAACCACGAGTTCTACTCTGCTCGCTACATGTTTACGGTTGATTATACCGATCATCACATAGCGGATGATCCAGCCCAGCATAAACAGAGTCACGTGATGTATATTACAGAACCGGGGCCTTGGTATGGTAATATAGTAGCATTACCAAATAACAGGGTTAGAGCAACAAGCCCCGCTTTGTGGAAAACAGGTCAGGGTGCCCCAGATTTTTGCCCTAACCAGCGAGTTCACTCTGCGGAAGGGCATGAAAGCTACACTGATCCGTCTATTGTTTTTGATAATTTATATTCAGATAATGACGGAGAATAACGAGGACAATTAAACATGGCAACCTCTAACAGCACTAATTTTGAGCTAGACGTTACCGAATATATTGAAGAAGCGTTTGAGCGATGCGGTTTAGAGGTTCGTACCGGTTATGATCTCAAAACAGCCAAGCGTTCTTTAAACATTATGTTAGCCGAGTGGGCTAACAGAGGCTTGAATGCGTGGACTATTGAAGAAGTCACAATACCCCTTGCCACTGGAGTAGGCGTGTATCCTGCGGGTACTTTAACCATCTCGGTAGCGTCTTCAACCGGATATACGGTTACGGAAACCGTCACAGGTGGTACTAGTGGTGCAACAGCCGTTGTTACAAGTATACCGTCTGCCACAAGTTTAGCTATCACAATCCCAGAAGGCACTTTTAGCCTTAATGAAGCTATTACAGGAGGTACTAGTGGAACAGCATCTACTGTATCCGCCGTAGTGGACTTCTCAGATGTGAATTCTACTATTGATCTACTTTCTGTTGTGGTTACTCGGTCATCAACTGACTTCAGTGTTGCGCGATTGAGCCGTGACGGGTTTTTAAGCATACCTAATAAAGCTACTACAGGCCGAGCTAATCAATATTTCATTGATCGTTTAATAACCCCTAATTTAAAAGTTTGGCCGGTGCCTGAAAACAACACCGATGTTATTAAGTTTACTCGGTTAACTCGAATACAAGACGCTGATACTCCTACCAACACGCTAGAAATACCGTTTCGATTCTACCCATGTTTAGCCGCAGGTCTTGCTTACTACCTTTCGGTAAAAAGAGCGCCTAATAAAGTGCAGTTACTGAAGACTATTTATGAAGAAGAGTTTGATCGTGC